TTTAAAAATGATATCATTTACATAATTGATTTTAAGTTGGCTTAAAGTTTTGAATGCAATGCAATATATAATATCATGTCTCTCGAACAAGATTACACGACTGTTCCTGGTCAACTCTTCGCATGCCTTTCTGTCGTTGGACCAGAAGCCCCACAAAAGAATGACAAGTTTGGAGTTAAGATTCGAGGTGCTTTTTCTACCCGCGATGAAGCGGCTTCCCACGCAAAACGCCTTCAAAAGGAAGATCCAACTTTTGATATCTACGTTGTTGATATGTACAAGTGGTTGTTGATTCCACCGGATGCTGCGAAGATTGACGATGTTCATTACCAAAATGAAAAATTGGAAGAGATTATGACAGGTTATCGCGAAAATCAAGCTGAAGCTGCGCGTCTTTTCCAAGAACGTAAGCGATCAATGATGGAAGCGAAGTCTTATGCCACTCCCGGTGATGACAATTCTCAATATTATACTAAACCAGATGAAGCACCAATCAATCACCCAGCTGAAGTCTTGGAACGTCTTAAGAAGGAAAAGCCAGACGCTCCAATGGAAGAACTTGTAAAGGAAGCTGATGCGATTGTCGCCGCCGAAATCGAAGAGCGACGCAAAAAGCGAGAAGGTGAGCCAGAAGAATCGTCTACTGATGCGAAGATTGAGGAAGTCAAGGAAGATGGTGAGCCAGAAGTATCATCCGCGTAATTCAAAAAATAATATTCTTTTAATATAAATGTTAAATATCATCATCACAACGATTTTAGTTAGTGCATTTTTCATTTTCTTTTTTGTTCCTGATACGAAAACGAGCGGTGGATCAAAAAACAAAACGGAAGTAAGTACGAGTGCGGGTTTTATAGAGGATACTTATAGAGGTCCAGTGACAGACCGGTTTATACCACCAAAGGTGGGTCCAATAGGTTCATTTGTTGGTTATTCAAGTATATCGGAGTATAACTGGTTGCATGGTTTTCCCCATGAAAAACCCGAGTAAAAATACAGCAAATGCGATAATCCATGTAGATTTGTCAACTGATGCAAATAAATCAAACTTTTCTGAATTGTATTGCTGCATTGTCTGATATTGTGGCTGATACATCAACTCTTGTGGTTGAAAATACTGTGCATTTTGGTGCTGTTGTTCGTCAATATGGGTAGTATCTTCATCCATATTTTTTAATGAATCGATGTCTCTATCATATTCGATAGGATTTCCTATATCAGTCTCCATTTTTAATATAGCAGTTGTTTTTTTTAAGCATCTTCTTCCTCACTATCTTCATCTTCTTCGGATATACAATCGTCGTCATCGACTACAAAATCTTGTAGGCTACCTACGTCATCGTCATCGGTGTCTTCTTCGTCTGAATATAATTCATCATCTGTATCCAATTCTGAATCAAAATCAGAATCGTGTTCATCTGTCGCGTAGTCGTCTTCAACCTTTTCTTCTGGGACGTAGTTTTCTGGTTTCTTTATATTTCTTCCCGAACGTGTTCTTGTTTGCACCATTTTATACTAATAAAGACTATTGTTTAAGTACCTTTGTTTTATTATATCATGTATTTCTTCTATGTATTCGGGATCGGCGTACAAAGCAAGTTCTTCTATATAATTTCTAGAGTTATTAAAATAATAGATATCTTTGGTTTGATCATATAGTTTTTTGTTTTTCATATACTTGTCATACAATTTGGGGTGTATACCAGAATATTTATGAAAAACATCTATTTCACTTTCTTTGGTAGTGTTTGACTCATAATCTAATTCCCCGATCAACTGTGCAATTAAATACACCGACACACCAACGACAATGAGAGCCATCTTTCTGATATTGACGTTTATTTTTTTCGAGGTGGATATAATTTTTCTACTATATTTTTTCCTAGTAAGTGAGTTCTTGCAGTACTCTTTTTACATAATGGACACCTTTGTGTAATCTTGTTTTTTTTGATTACATAAGACATTGTTATTCCTTCATGCATTCCTTGAATTTCTTCACAATAAGATGACGTAGTCAAAGCTGTAAAATCATTTTTCTGACGAGTTATACTCACAATGTGTGTATCCTTGGGACATTTCATATAATTCTTAATAAACGATTCCAATTGAGGTTTCACATCGGATTGTTTAATTTGTGGTTTTTCTTCAAACTTTTTAATTTCTGGACACTTCTTGAGATCTTCCTTTTTGGGGTACAACTTTTCAACGATTTTTGGTGTTAAATTATGTCTTCTTCCACAAAAATCTTTACAGAATCCATCAACTCTCCCATATATTGTTTCACATCTACAGAAGCATTTCTGAAGTATTTCTCTACCACTAATTATAAACCATACATGATTTGAACTATGTTCTCTCTTAAGATTTTCACAATACTTTGAATTCGTTGAAACAAGGTACGTCTCCTTGTGTTTAAAAAGTTTTGTAATTATAGCACCACTTTGTCCTTCCAAGTTTCTTTGTACAAAATCTTCTATAAGACTTTTGAGTTTGTCATCGTGTAATTCGTCTGCCATTTGTGTATCTGTAAACTTCCCCTCCTTGATTACAGATGAAGGTGGTTCCACTGTAATATATTGGGGCTTATTTGTTCTAATAGAAGACATCTTGAGTATATCTAAATCTGGTTCTTGCCCAATCTTCAGAAGTGTGCTAAGAGGTCCATGTTTGTAAATAAATACCGGAAGGTATGCAACTTGTATGACTTTACCGGAGTGACAATCCTGACATCCCCGACCCTCGCATAACATATGCTTTGCCATTTTATGGGACCATGGCATACGAAAACCACTTCCTTTTGTTTTTCTTTTTAAATCTCCATATACGGAACAATCTATAATTTCATTCCAGTCTGTTTCACTTTTTGCTAAAGATAGAGCTACGAGAATGTGTTCTCTCAAAGCAAGTGCGGAACTTTGATCAACAACAAAATCTGACCAGTTGAGATGGATACCAGTTTTTGTATATTCACCTACTGCTTTTGGTGGAGAAACTGATATTAAACATTCTTTTCCACCGTGACGTTTTACTTTATCACAAATTATCTTACAAATATCCCGAATTTCATCAAGAGTAAGTGATTTTTCGTGTTTGTAGTCAATATCTACAAAAAAATTGTATGTTGGACTTTTTTGTTCAACTACAAAAAGCCTTTCACCCGAACGTACGGCTTCTATATACTTTTCGTGAAATTCGTTCAATCTATCAAAAGGCACAGAAAGGACACCACCGTCCATGAGCACATGTGATAAATTGGTTGCGTTGTTAAATTTTTGTTGCACACACCATTTTTTGAACATTTTTCTTATGTTAATAACATTTCTAATCTCTATACCTTGTCAAGCATGAAACATCTGGAAATTCCTTTGTCTCACCTAAATGCTTTTTTATATTTAAAAGTTCATACACAGTTTTAGTTTCATTTTCCTGTACCCATTCGTCTACTTCCTGTTGACAGAAACCTCTATTTGTCTTGAGAAGTTCTCCAATCTGCATTAAAATATAAGCTTTTGACTTCATTCTACTTAATAGAGAATGTTTTTCTATTTAGAGAACTCACACAGGAATAAAACTCTGGATTTTTAAGAATGTTATCGACAATAAGTTTCCAACGTTTACGTGAATTAAACTCCTCAAGAGTATCAAAACTCATGTAATCATTTTCATCAAACGTCTTTTTTATTGGTTGTTTGTTTAATTTTTTGATATTGGTTTTTTGTTTTTCTTCGTAAAACTTTCTCACAAGTGTTTGTTGTTCAGTCTTGTCATAATCAACAAAAAAGATAAATACATTATATTCAAGATCTACGGTGGCACTTTCTTTCACAACAAACTTGAACTCCGTATATTCGCCATTTTTGAGAGTAACTGTACCACGTGTTTCTTCTTCTAGTTCCCTGAGAGCACATCGGATTGGATTGAAAATTTCCCGTCGTCGACATCCTCCTGTAACAAAAATCCAATCCTTGAAACGCCGATCTCTCACAGTGAGGAATTTAGGTTTATCACCGGTAAAGCTGACCGGTATTGCTATAGCTTTGTATTTTTTCATTGCGCATTCGCAAGTTATAATAAGCAAATATGATTATTCTTCCTTCTTTTCAACTTCATCATTTTCTTCGTTGTCGTGTTCAGGCTCCGATTCGATTGCAGTAACTGAATTTGAAAGTTGTTGCACAAGCTGGGTTGAAAAGGTCTTAAAACCATTCATTTCTTCACGAGTCTTATTAAGTTCTTTGAACATGAAAATAAGTCCTACTAGACAAACAATAACGGCGACCATCATCATAGTTTCTCGATCCATTGGAATCATTTACAAT